GTTTCATTATGTTGTGCGTTTGTTTTAAGACTTTCTTTTATTTCAGTTAAATCAGATTTCAGGTCGTCAATCTTTTCATCGAGGTTGGCGACCTGAACCTGAAGCACCGCAATGTCAGTTTCAGTTTGTTTAAGTTTACGTACTGTTGCTGGCATTGTTGTTTTCCTATTAAGCGTTGTTGATAGTTACAACTTCTGGTAGAGATGCTAGAGCGTTTGCAGCGATTGCGCTGTTGAACGATGCGATCACATCAGGATTTACAGTTGCTAGAACTGCTGTACCTGTACCTGAACCTGCTGCTGTAGCAGTAAATGTAATACCTGACATATTAGCAAATGCGCCAACTGCTGTCCAGTTAGTATTACCTGCTTGATAGATAGTATAAACTGTACCAATTACAAGTGCTGATGCTGCTACTGTGCTTGGGAACACTTCACTGTTATAATCATTTAATGAAGCAACATATGCTGTGCTTGTATCAGCATAAGTGGCAAGAATATTAAATGTGTTTGGTGTCAATGCGCTGTTAGCAACATTAGCAGTATAGCAAGGAGCAGTTAAACCTGTACCTGTGCCAGTCACTAGATACTTTGTTTTACCCTTCTGACGAACGATAAAGCCAGCTTCATCTAATGAGAATACATATGAACCATCATAATCTTCGTTACTATTGGCAACAAGATCCAAAGTTACATCGTCTGTAATAGTTGCTACATAACCTAATACATTGCCTTCATCATCAACTAGGCATTCACCGCCTGATAATTCAGTAGTGAATAATGTGCCTGTTCCTGCTACAGTAGTGCTTGCTGTGCTTGCACTAATTGTACCAGTACCGTTTTGACCTACTGCTACACGAACTAATGTTTGTGAGCCATAGATTGCTGTATTACCACCAACTACACCATATGTATTTGCGTTAGTTGCTGGATAACCTGCACCACCAATTGGATTGTTGAAATATGCATCAACAACACCTACTGATGCTGCTACTGTTACAGGACCTGCATCTGCCAATGTAAATGCAGTATATGTTGGATTTGCTGACAATTGTGTTGCAGAAACAGTAAATGTACTGTTTGCTCCTGCGCTTACAACTGATAGAATCCAATAAGTAGTACCTGCAACTAAATTACCTACGTTGCTTGCTGGAATGAATGGCATGCCGGCAATAATACCTAGGTTAGTAAAGTTAGCATTGGTAGTTACGATTCCTGTTGCTGCTGTTGTATCTGTAATAGTTACGACAGCCTGTGCTTTTGCGATTTTAAGTGGACGACCCATTGTTTTTCTCCTATAGTGTCGGGTTCTAGCCGATACGCGGCGGGGACCGCATAAGTCAACACAACAACGTGTTGAACATGTATTATTTATCAAAAAAATGCTATTTTATTGCGAGGTTATTATTCGCCGATTGGCGCGCCGAGGTCTGTAACTGAGAATATACCCGTACCGCTTACACTAATAAACGCAATGTAATTTCCTTCGCCTACAATAAAACTATTGTTTACTGTGTTTGCAGGAATAATCTCACAGGCAGTTAGGTTCGCTGTGACTGAACTGTTGCCTACCGCTACAGCAATTGCGCTTGTAGTAGTTGATATGCGGACCTTATCTGTAGTAGCAACTGTTGTAAGTTGACTGGATCCACTTGGGCTGTAAATTGCTGATGCCATAATATTATTTATCTTACAGTCTGCCAACTAGCACTTCTACGAATCCTTCACCCGAATCAGTTTTATTTTCAATCGCTTTACCAATTACAGTTCCTATTTTAGGAGTCATAATACAGGTTTTAGCATAACCATTACCAGCACTAACAAGCATATCTCCCTTGCTTACCCAACCTATAGTTTTTACTTTCACACGACCTATTAATGCAACCATAATAGGAAACTCTGTTTGAATATTACCATTCATAACGTATGCAGGATCATGTGAAACTACACCTGCTAGTTTGCTACTTTCTTCTTTGGCTAATGTAACTTCTTTATCGCCGCCAAACTCAAGCACTGTTCCAGGAGCATATGCGTTGTCTCCTGCATAATATTCTGCTAAGTCAGCGTATGTTGCTGTTAGTTGTGAGCCAGCAGTTAATGTCCAATTACCTGTTAATGTCCCTGCTGTTATATTTGATCCTGTAGTAATATTACTTGTCACAATGTTAGGGGTAATAGTTGTGCCTGTAATATTTGCATTACCATTTAAAGTTAGAACATTAGTAACCCAGTTGTAAAGAAAATCACCGTCACCTCCAAAATCGGCGCCAGTATAATATTGTACGCTACCAACTACACCAGTTGCGTTGCCACCATTTGATGAGGCAGTATTAAAGATTGCAACACCCGTGTTACTAGGATATGCACCGTAACTTGATGTATCGACCGGAATCGTTAATCCTGAATCTTCGTACAAATCATATAATTGAATATTTCCACCAACCGGTTGTAAAAAATAATTATTTCCATTTAATGGTGTAAATCCGCTTGTATCAATTAAATTAATTGTAATTTCTGTGCCTACTGTATATGGATAACCGTCTACAAGCGTCATACGTGCATTTGCGTTTGCAGAGATAGTTTGTATATTGTTAGTAACTATTCCTTTGGGGCTCCAACTTAGACTGCCGCCTCCGTCTGTAGTTAATACATAGCCTATTGATCCGCCGTCAATGCTTAGGTTTGACGCATTACCTAAACTAATATATCCGCCTGCGTTGCCGCCCTTGTTTACCCAATTATTACCGTCATATGCAAATACTTGGCCATTTGCTAGCGTGTTTGCATCTATGCTTATGTTTCCTACAACACCATCAATTTGATCAAAGGATATAGGGCTATATGCTGTTAAGACTTCAACGTTTTGTATTTCACCTGACGTTTTACCTATAAACAATCGTCGTTCATCTGTGGCAAAACCAAACTCTGCCTCATCTAATTGTGGTAAATCTACAAGATCACCAGAACGCTGTTGAATTTTAGAGATTTGTATAATAGACATAGATATTCATGTACCAATTAATACATGTATTTATGCTATTAAGTTATAGGAACTGAGTATAATATTGGTCTAGTCTTTGATACCAAAGTGATGTAAATTTGTCAAAATCTGTACCTTCGACTATAAACTCTTGATATTGATTATCTGCGCTACACATAAACACTACACCCTTACGTATTTTTGTATTAAACATCTCATTATGTGCTAATGCATATGCTGCTAACTGTAGGAAGTAATCATCAATCCATTCACGCTTTTTGGGCTTATTAGTTTGCTTATGGTCCATGATAGCATCACTATTATCGTGTACACCAACAAGGTCCGTGGTTCCTGCATAAACTTCCGGAAAATATAAACTTACTTCTGTACCCCAAAATTCTTGGCAATTGCTTAACCCTTTTTCTATTATAGTTTGGGCCATTTGATGACTTTGTATGCTGTAGGGATTAGTACCGGGTTGTCCTGCATTTCCAGTTTTAATATGATTTTCAAGCCATTTGTGCATACGTGTTCCGCGACCAGCAGCCTCAGTAGTGATCTGTTTGGCCTTCTCTTCGCCTACACGTTTACGCCATTCACGCAATGCTTGCTTTTTTTCTTCTGGTTTAGTAGCATCTAAAATTGTAGTGACACTAGGTACAGCATGACCATCCGGAGTCAAGTACTTTCGTGAACCATTTACTGTTTCTCTTTTTAATTCTTTATAAGGATATTTGTTAGGAATATATAACATTATTTTTTACGCCAAACGTTTTGAAGATGCATACCGACTGTATTTGTTCGATATTCATTTAGATCGGTAAATTTATCAACTCTTGTTATATACATGTTATATCTATCGATTAATAAATCGTAAAAATATTTTGCTATAACTTGATTAGCACTTTCTCCGTAGTGCCCGCAAGGCAAGTGTGGTTCTTTGCCTGCTAAAGTTGATATGTTTGTAACTTTGTTTTTATCATCGTATACTTGTTTTACTTGGTCAGGAAACTCTTCTTCCAATTCTTTCAAATAGTTGGGCTCAATAGGAAAAGTGTCGCTCATTAAGTATGGCATTTTATTATTTTTAAATAATTCAATACATGCCGCCCAATACAAAAGTTTTTTTCTTTCTGCGGAAATCATGCCTTTACTAGTAAGCAAATTGTAAACGACTTCTTTCTCTATAGGGTTTTGACCTTGAAAGTCTAAAACAACAAAATCATTTACCTGTGAACCTTTATATTCTGAGAAAAATTCTTCACGACGGCCGCTAAAAGACCATACGTTGATAAACAATGGAAAGTTGTTATGCTTTTTATTAAGGTAAAAATATTCATAAGTTCTTCTAAAGATTGCATCATTCCCTGATCCAGGAATTGCTAAATTTACAACAGGAACTTTTAATTTGTCGGCAAGCAATGCAGGCCAACCTTGCTCTGCTGGATTTTCTAATCCTTGACAATAGGTAAAACTACAACCATTAACAACTAAATGAGATAATTTTACGTTTGGCTTCATACAGTAAAACTTTCACCGCAGCCGCAACGTCCACTTTCATTAGGATTAATGAATTCAAATCTTTCATTCAATCCTTGCTTGACATAATCTACAGTCATACCTTCTAGATACTTATACGCATCTTTTGTTACCCAAACATAAACATCATCATGTATGCTTAGGAAATCTTCTGACTTCCATTCATCAGCAAAATCTATTTTATAGGCATAGCCACTGCATCCGGTTTTAGTTATATCTAAACGTATACCTAATTTACCGTTTTCTTTGATTTGTGATTTGAATCTTTGTTTGGCGTTATCAGTTAAATGAATCATCAAAGTATTTTATTATACTGTTGTAAAAAAGTCAACAGTTATGGTTACTTAATGGCTTTATGAGCCATTTTATCAACTATTTCTTTACTTTGTTCCGGAGGAGGTGCTTCAGGTTGTTTTGGCGCCTCTAACCCTTTAAAAACAACTTCATCGCCTTGAACATTAGATATAACATTTTTTAAAGGCTTTTGTTGTACCATGTTATAGATATCTTTAGGAGCAAGAACAATTTTGTGTTTTCTAAAAAAATGCAATAACTGGTCTAATGTCCAGTTTTGTGTAATTTTTCCTTTTTCTAAATCTAATCTTAATTGGTCTGTTGCAGCAATTAAAGTATCTAGTTTAGGATCATTAAATTCGTAGAGGTACATTTCTTACCTCTTCTCGCGGCCTACTCCACCTGTTGGTTCTGCTTCAGGTTCTTCTGCTGGCATTTCTGCTGCATCAGGTGCTACTTCAGCTCCCATCTCTGCGCCAACAACTTCTTCACCGCCAGGGCCTGCAGTAGCCGCTACGTCAGTAACAGCCATTTCTTCACCGCCAGTTGGTGCTGCACCTAGTGCTGCTGGATCGCCACCTTGACCGGTTATACCATTTAGTGCACCTTGCAAGGACTGTTTGCTTTGGCTTAGAGTTTGATTTAATGTAGTTAATGATTCACTTGCTGCTTGATTAAATGCTGCTGATTCATTAACTCCCATTTCTGATTGAATGCTATCAGTTAATGCAGGAAGTTCTTTTACTAACATATCATTAACTTCTTCAATCATTTTTTGTAGGCTGTTAACCATATCTTGCGCTGCAAGAATGACTTGTGATTTTTCTACTTCTTGATTTTCAACAATAATTTTTGCTGTTTTTGTATTACTATAATGTTCATTTAAAGCCTGTGACATGAATATTAGTTTCATGTATGATGGATCATTTTGATTTTTGTAGAAATCAGGCTGTGACTTTGCTTCCTTAATAAGTCCATTAACCTTGTCAAGCATAGTTTTAGTCTGACTACGGTTTAATTTGGATGTATTAAAGTCTACATCGAAATTTGCTTTAAGGGCACGTATAGCAATTTGTGATTTATCAAGTTCGTTAAGTCTCATAGTTAAAAGTCCTAATTAATAAGTGTATTTATCAGAGTCCTGACTATTTTTATCCTTATATGATTCATAGGTTTTACTCTGTATATGCTTAGAAACCGACGTATACCAATCGATTTCTTTAAGGGCATTCTTTCTTTTCAGTTTATCTTCAAACAACCTTGCTAAAAGCACAATTTTAGTATCATTTTCACCCTTATGTATTAACTTTTTATACTGTGCGATGTTAACATTTAAGGATTCTATATAACTATCAAGTTCAAGTACCCTTTGGTTTTCCTTTGTCTTTTTATTCTTATCAAATACACACCAAGTAACAGCATATTTTAAGTTTGAAAATTCTAGGGTATCCGTATAGGGATCATTTACTACTGATACCCTATAGACTCCTGAATCCTGTGTAATTAAATAACTTCCGAACAGGTTATAACTTCCGTCGTATTCGGCAACTATAAAAACATCTTTAATTTTCTTGTCAAGATTGCTTTTATTCATATTAATATTTAACAAAATATATGTTTCTATTTTCAATAGTTATATCTAATTTTTCCCCGGCATTTACCCATTGTGTATCGCATCTTATCATGGGTACTAATTCACAATCTTTATAAAGGGCTCCTAAAGTAGATATACCATCGTCAAAAACAGCAGAATACTGAATTTCAAACTCAAATTTCCATATAGGTACTAAATCAACACTTTTTAAGTTTGTTCCAAATTCATATTTTTCAAGATTTTCAAAAGTCATTTGTGGATCGCTTACAACGTCAGGCTGCGCCCGCAAAGATATAATTTGAAGTACCGTGTCAAAGTTACATTGTGTATTACGTTTTTTATACCAATCGTTTACATCCTTAATGTCAGCGCCGGGTTTTGAGCGGTTTAAAACTCCTGTTTTTGTAATGTCAAAAAGTGTGTAACAAGAGATCCTCTGGCTCATGCCGTATTTACAGCAATAAAAAAGCCCGAGAATTTTACTTCTCGGGCCTTATATCATCAAACTTAAACTAATTATTAGTTAGTGAAAGTTGCTGTTTTTGCTGTAGTTACAGCATAACCAAGAGCAGCAGTTAGAGCAACGTCTAAGTTACCGCCGTTAGTGAAGTCCCATGCGCCTACTGGATATACTGCTAATGCTAGTGTATCAGTGTTTGCGCCTACTTCTGTATACTCATAGATGTATACAGTTGCTAATTGCTGGATAGTCTGCATTGCGATAGCAATGTCAGCACCAGTTGGGCTTGCTGCACCAGTGAATGTTATTGTACCAAAATCTAGTTTTGGACCTTGTGGCTGAACTGTTAAACCTGAGCTTACTGCATTTAAACCTGCGTTTGTATACTCTGGGGCATCTAGCCACATTACTTGTTGGAAGTCACCATTGACTTTTGTAAATTGTGCCATTTTAAAATCTCCTAATAGTGTGAACCGTATAGGCTCATACTAATATTTATGCCTGCGGCAAAAAAACATGGATTTGGACACTATCTTCCGGCTAGATTTTGACGGCTGAAACCCATACGATCTACGAATTTAAGCCCCTGACTGACGAATCCTTCTTGACTTTGCTGGCCGGTCGCTAGATAACCCTTGACAGGGCTTTGTTCTGCTTGTTGGGCTAATTGCTCTACTACACTTTGTTTCAATGCATATAACGCAGCCCATATCGTAAATAGACCTACTAAACCATCTTTATTAGCATTTAAATGATCTGATAATTTCTTCTTCATGGGCACAGTCATAGGTCTTGTCTCAAAGTATTTTAGAAATTTATCAGTCAAATCATTTAAGTCGCCTGCTACTATTTGTTTGTTTATAAATGTTGTAAACAATCCATTAAAAGTGTTTCTGGCCTGCGGTGCAGTTGTCATTAATTTTTTAACACTTTCACCATTTTGACTAATTGCTGATTTTACATTTGAAATTAAATTATCATCAATTTTAACTTCAGGAGTAATTGGCATAGCACTAGGAACTATAGCAACATTACTATTGTTTTTTAATTGTCCTATAGTACCATCTAACGATGTAGCATCGTCCGTGCTAACAGCATTTGGATCTAAGTATTGATGTACTGCAATACCTGCGTCTTTGCCCGCTAACAATTTACCTACAGAACTGTCGGCATCAACAGTATAGGCTATACCATTTGGATTAGCCTTAAATTTATATAAACCACCTGTTTCTTTTAATGGTTGTCCAAAAAGTAAATCTCCCCAATAATAACCACTTGATCCTTTACTTGCTTTTTGTAATCCAGGCCATATCGTTGCTATTAGATTGTTTAAATCACCTCTATCTACACCTCTTGCCTTATCATATGCTACAAATTGTTCGGGACTAAAAACGTTTCTACCCGTTCCATCAGATTTATTAAACATATGTTTGTCCATAATGCTAAATTTGCCATTAGCACCATGTCCAAAAATTAAAGCAGGGTATCCATCCCATTTAATTGTAATAGTTTTAGGATTTTTTGCTGTTGCTAAAATAGCATTTAAGGCACGCTGTGCTCCGGCAACATCATCAAGCACTACTAAATCTTCAGGATGGTCTAAATGTCCTTTGCCTTCATAAACATTATCTTTAAGTTTTGATAATGTGGAACTTATTTCCTTAAAGAATTCTTCATCACTATAAGACATTTTATTTCTTATTAGGGTCTGTATCTACTTTTCTACCTTGATCAGATACTGCCCAAGCAATTTGTGCTATATCGTTAATATCTTTATTGATAGTGCCAGCATTTACGCTTTTGCCCATACGTTTTAAAATATCATCTACTTGAGATTGAGAAGAACCTAAATTAATTCCTCGTAAAAACCCTTTCATAAAGTTATCTCTAAACCATGCACCTGCACTTGGCTTGCCGCCAGCCGACTTATTTCCTGCATCTGCTGTGCCTGATGGGGATTGGTCTGATGCTTTATTATCAGGACCTGCTGGATTTACTGCGGCTGCATTTGCTGGAGCCTGTTGCGGAGAAACAGGTTGTTTAGTACCTGCTGCCTTTGCAAAATCTCCAGGATTTCGCTTCATTGCCTTAGCCTTATCAAAGGGCTTTTTGGCAGGAGTCGCTGCCTTTGCAGGTGCTGCTGCTGGCTTCTTAACTGGAGCCTGCGCAGGTTGCTGACCGCCAGCCTTAGCAAATGGCTTTCCTGTTACAGGATTTATACCTGGTTTTGATTGTAGATTTGATTCTGGTCTATCTGTTTCCCCGGCCTCATTAAGTAACTTTGTAATACGTTGTGTCACTAAATTAGGATCATATCCTCTTTTTGCTACAACCATTCTAAAACTGGCTTCTGTTAAAAGTTTATTTAAAATTTCTAAAAGTCTTTCTTCTTGTATAGTTTTTTGTTTTTTACCTAAAGCAAATTGTTGCATAAAGGTATTGTGAAAAGGCTTCATGTCATAGCCTGCGCTATTAAATTTATTAATCTTGTCAGCAGCAATTAATAGATAATCTTTATTTTTACTTACATATTGTAATGTTTTGTTTAATTCAGCAGCGTTCTTTTCTGGTAACTTCTTTGTACCACTTGGCTGTAGTGTTCTCATTGCCTTTATTGCAGTATCAACATTAACATCTACCTGAGGTTTTCCGCCTGCCTGCGCCGCCTTACTTGGTGCCGCTGCAGGAGACGCTCCACCTGCTTGACCTGCTGCTGGTGCTGCTGCTGGTGCTGCTGCTGCTGGTGCTGCTGCTGGTGCTGCCCCTTGACCGCCTGCTCCTGAATCGGATCCTGCAGCCGGGGCTGCTGGTTCTTGTTTGCCAGAATCTGGTTTAGACGCACCCAAATCGTCAGAGTTAACATCTACTAAACCTTGCTGCACTGCGGTATTAAGGGCATTCATACCTCTTGAAACGAATCTTTTTATGAATGTATCCTGTGCTAGTTGGTCTTCTGCACTAAGCCCGGACTTTCTGCTACGAAATAATGCGCTTCCTACACCGCTAGTATCTCCCGCGGGTTTACCACTATTGCCTCGTCCTAAAAATTTTTGAAACATATTTAATTCGTTAATTCGCATGTTACTTCCTCATTGACTTAGCGAAACGTGTAGGTTCCTTACTTTTAATCGAACTTAGTAATTTTTTTTCTAAAATTTCGGCTTTTTCAGGGCTATAGTGACGGTTTATTAGTTCTAGAAGATTTATGGCACTAGTAATAACATTGTTTGCTCTACTTTCAATAACGTGATTAATATCACGGTTATTTCCTACGGCCTGTAATTCTTCCAAAAGACTACGTGTACGCTTTTGCATAATGTAGTATTTATCTGGAAACGGATCTTTTATTTCTTTAATGAGGACAGTAAACTTTTAAGTTTAGCACTTTGTATATCCGCTACGACCTTATTAGTTTCTGGTTCCGCTAATTCTGAATTAGAGTCAGATACGGATCCTACTTGACTTGTAGCCTTAATTTGACTCAATAATGCAGTGCCGCTAGGTTGAGGTTTTTGAGCAACTTCACCCTCATCTGTAATACGCAATGTCTCAACGTCAAACTTGAGTTCAATCTTCTGACCCACGCCCGAACTGCTACGTGTTTTCATCAACTGAATCTGATACAATCCACGCTCACGCATACTGCGACTTGTAAAGATACCAAATACGTTATCAGCAGTATTGATCTTACTGATGCCACCAGAAATGTGACTGTGATCAAACTCAATTTCTTCGACTGCGCTACGATTCAACTGACTTGCTGTGACGAACAATACGTTCAGTTCCTTAGCAAGATTACGCAATTCTTCTGATACATATTTGTCCTTGACGAATAGATCGCTGGGGCTGACCTTAGCACTTACCGGCATTATCAAATCAAGGTAGTCAATACACAAGAAGTCTACTTTCATACCTGTTTGTATCTGTAGTTCCTTGACATATGCTCTGATATCGTTTACGTTGCTTTGTGCTGGCATATACTTGATACGTAATTGACCAGATTTCTTGGCAACCATCTTGACCTTCATTTCAACGTTATCAATGTCTTTGAAAATCTCACGGCTGCTCGTATCAGTCATCATACTATCAATACGCATTGAACAAAGACCTTCACTTAATTCAAGTGTAAGATATGCGCCGCTTAATCCATTTTGTACCCAGTTAACTGCTAGGTTCTGCATAATCAAACTCTTACCTGAGCCACTACCGCCAGCAAAAATTTGTAGTTCACCGCGATTGAAGCCGCCATACAACTTCTGATCAAGTGTTGGCCAGCCTGTGCTATTTTGTCCATTGCTTGACTTCAATGCCATCAATCTTGCTCGTGGATCAGCAAAGTAATCTGTACCCATGTCCTTCTGTAGAGAAATCTGAACTGCGTCTTTGATCAGTTTCTCCACAGGTCCATATTCGCCCTTCTCAAGATGATCAGCACTCTTAAGAATAGCCCTCTCAAGTTCTTGTCGTTTAGTAAATGCCTCAAATTCTTCTAGGAACCAGTCATAGTGACCTTCATCTAGTTCATCAATTCTATCAATTGAAATTCCTGTTGTTGCCTTAATTTGCATAGGTTCAGGCATTACGTTGTATTTTTTTGTATGCTCAATAACAAATTCCGCAACAGGTCTTAATTTACGATCAAAGTTTGCAGCGTTCATAATATTCATCACGCGGGTATACAATTCCGCATTAGTAACCATCATTCGTAAAAATAATGTTTGCACATCTATATTATAATCGTTTATCAAGTTGCTTCCTCTTTATTTCTATTTTAATCTTGCTATTTGTTGCTGACTGTAAAATACTTAGTAATGTAGGCAGTTTTCCATATTTTACTACAGCATCATTTACGTCCTTTATATTTGATTCCCAATCTGGAATGCTTACATAAAACCCATAACCCAGAGCCTTTTCACATATTTGTAAACCTGTTTTATCCTGATCGGGAACAACAATAATTTTTTTGTTAAGGCTCTTTAAAATTTCGGCTTGATCATCATTTATAGTATTATGTGTTAAAGCACAGCCATTTATACTCAGTGCGTCAAATATACCTTCTGTGACAATACATACCTCATATTCAGGCTTTTGCAAATCATAACCAAACACATAACCTTGCTGTTGTTCATTAATGAATTTAGGCGTGCGATCATCTAAGTACCTACTAGTGTGTCCTACTATTTTATTTTCATATGTGTAGGGTATAATGATGCGATTTGCTTGTCTACCTTCAGCATTCGGTGTACACATAAATGGGTAATCACTTACATTAATATGTCTTTTGTTTAAATATTCCAGATATTTTATATGCGGCGTTTCTGAAGTAATCAGTTCGGCATCTTCAGGAAGTTGCATTGTTTTGAATTTTACTTTTTTCTTTTCACGTTTTATTTTTACAAAGTCTAACAAATCTTTATGTTGTAAACTTTCCAAACTATATTTGTCTATATCATCTTTATCCATACCACAATAGGATAAGAATTGTCTGCTATTACGATTAATAGTTCTACCTAATGTGAATGTGCATTTAAAACCACAATTGAAACAATGATAACTCCAATTCTCTCCATCAAACTTTATACCGCCGCGACCACGACGATCAGTTTTATGACCGCGATATTGGCAACACACTGCGTTGAAACTATGCCAACCGCTTTGCGTTGTTTTTTTCTTGCCTGGAATTATTTGAAGAATATCAAACACTCTGTAATTATAACAAAGTGTTGCGAAAAAACAAAGACTATTGGCAAATTATCTTGCCAAAATATTTGTGACTGCACCCGTATTACTAGTGAATACCATACGAACGAAAGGATGAAAACCTTTTATAGTATAACCTACTGTTTCTGTTGATTCTAAATATTCGGCTTCAGTAATAGGATACCAATCTGTTAATGTACTACTGAACGTTCCTTCTATTCCTACAGTGCCATTATACTCAGCCAAATGTGCTTGTATGGTTAGTACAGGATTATCCTCTGTATTAATAACTGAACTATAATATGTATTTGCATTTGGTAAAGCATTGTCTATACTGTTATTAATATCGAGATTTGGGAAGGGTTGTCCTGTAGGAATACTTACTGTTTCGCTAGGAACAAAACTTGGTAATACACTATTAAGTATATTAATATCCCCTCTTGCCCCACTAGCAGGATCGACAAATACAGGATAATCAAATTCGCCTACAGGAATTTCTAAACTGTAATAGCATTTTTGGGCAGGAATATCTTCTAAATCTACAGGATTAAGATGCAAATATGCTATACCAGTTAAGGGTAGTTCTAAAGTTAGTGCCTTTGTAATTAACACTTCTGTTCCATCATAATTTAAAATGCGACATTTAATTGTTTTCCCAGTAATATCTACTGGTTTCTGCTCTTGATTTAGGAACTGAAACTGTATTTTGTTATCTACACCCTTGTGTAGATTAAGGTTTTTTGCATATACTGGCATAAAGGCCCTCGGACTGTTTCCTGATAATAGGACGACAATCTGACGTTGTGTAAAAATAAATGCAGCAGTTGAATACCCTACGTTTGTAACCGTCACTGACTATCGCTCCTTACAGTATTTAGTCGTATAAAATAAAATATTTTTTTGGTAGCCCAATTATAAATATACGCAATGAGTAGTGTTGTTAGAGATTTCTTTAAAAAATTAACAGAGAACCATCCCTTTATAACGGTTGTATCCTTTGCCAATCAAGATTATGTTGGTATAATACAGAACCGTGACGAACAATGCACCTCATTATATGATTATGGTGCTATATCAGAGGGTTTGGTTAAGCAAAAGTTCCTAGAGTTGGGCGAAATATGGTGGTGGGGTAGTAACCGTCAGATTCCTATAAACATTTTTTTACGTGATGAATGGACTATTTTTAAACCTTATTTAAGAACATTTAATAACAAAAATCTAACAATAATACATGGTCCGGTTGTAAGTCTAACTGAACTTAACAAACGTAGGACAAAACGTAGAAGTATAACATTAGTTAAAAAATTACCTTAATTTTTTCTTACGTCTTTTTTTTGCAAATTCTAAACTAAGTTTTCCAACTTGCGTATCATAACAGATACCGTCCAAATGATCTCTTTCATGTTGAAAAACTCTTGCTATTAGCCCAGTAAACTCAGTTATAATTTCACTTCCAACAGCGTTATAGAATTTTACTTTAATAGATTCTTGTCTTTTTACATTTAGCCAAAGGTCAGGAAAACTTAAGCACCCCTCACGGTCCATTGCTATACCAGTACCTTCTATGATTTCAGGATTGATACAGGCATATAATTTTGTTTCATTTCCCATGACAAATATTCTTTTGCTTATTCCTACTTGAGGTGCAGCAAGACCTATACCGTTGTTTTCCATCATAACTTTAGCCATACGTCTAATTAAATCATTGGGGTCTCCGTCAACAGTAAAGTCCCAAGCGGATGAAACTTGGCGTAAGATAATATTATTTTCGTCAACTAATTTAAGATCCATAAGTTAATAAATTCATATGCACTACCACAAGATGCGCATAAGCAACTGCGTGTGACTTTTTAAACGTGTAAGTTCCTTCTTCTCTATCCCAAATTGTTTTTGAAACTTCTAGCCACGTTTTACCAATCAAATGTTTTTTACCAGGACGTATAACAGCAAGAAACATTGCTAATCTTGGAATACTATTTATAGGTTCCGGCATTTTCTTTATAGAGTTATAATGATTACCTAAGTGTATAAGTTGTTCAACAAATTTTACATCATTTAACTTATTCCAATCAGGCTCACGCATAAGTTCTATCAATTGCTGTTCATTTTTTACTTGGTTATACACATGTACATTTAGTAAATCTAGTTTAAAATATCCGCGGTCTTCCGCTACTGTATAATCAATACTAGCCATGTCGTTTATAGGATCGTATGGAATATCAGTTACATAGATACCAGTATTATGTTTTTTAACTTCTTCTTTACGTATACTGGCGCATGTATGATTAATAAGTGATAAAAGTTTTTCTCTATCTCCAAAATCTATATCAATGTCGCTATTAAACTTCATGAATACTTGTCCATATAATCATACCTTTCTTTTCTGGTACGCCATGTTTTTGATAATTGTCTCCGGTGTGTATTTTATTTCTATCAAATATAAGAACATCGCCACCTACCCAAGGAAATATTGTTTCAATAGACAACTTTTCTAACCATGTATTGTTGCATGTTTCATCTGGTCGTCCTGTAATAGGTAAAACATTATCATCAAATTCAAAAAATTTTTTACGATCTTCTAACGTTATCTTGTTGATCACTGGCAAAGTTTTCATGTATTCGTGCATTTCAATTTGCTTAACTTCTTTAGGCAAAGCCTCATTAAAAACAATAGTATATGTGCTTTGTGTAAATAAAGGAATTATAAATGTCCTTGCAAAATTCTGAATTAATTTATCCCCATATTCGTAGTTATAATTTTTGTCTGAATGTAAACCAGTAGCGGGATCGTTTATTGAAAAATGTAAGTGTCCATGTTCGTTTGGAAGCAATGGCAAAAATGTTTTAATCTGTTCATAAATTGCTTGATTTAGATTAAAAGTTTTTCCTGCAATAAGGTCTTCAGACAAGTTATAATTGTTTTTATTTTTCTCAAGTTGTTTAATTGTATATTCTAGAGCCTTATTAGGTATAATATTTTTACAAATTTGCGTATTAAAATAGGTCATTTTATTAATCCTAATTTTTTATATGCTTGTTGTACGACAATAGCCTGTCGTTCAGCGTCATCAACTGCCTTGTGACTTGTCACATGTCCGCCGTCTTTTAATTTAACACCGGCAATTTCGTAAAGTGTGCGAGTATCACGTACAGTATAGAATGGCCAGGGTATAGGATTAGGTTTATCAGTAAATACCTGTCTAAATGCGGTCTCAGCCACAACTACGTCAAATGCAGCGCCATTACTCCAAACTGCCCTACGATTCCAACCGAACTTATAAAGTTTCTCTAGGCAATCTTTAAAAGATGTTCTACCTCTATCGCTCATAGCCTCTTCAAGTGCTTCTGGGCTTTGCTCTCCCCACCATCTTACAGTATCATCATTAATTACACGATTATAAATTTCTGTTTGATCTTCAATAGTTGGGCGTAATTCTAATCGTTCAACAACACCTTGACCATATGGGTCAAATCTTACACAGCCAATAGTAAGGATAACACAATATGGACTTGTGTCTAACGTTTCCATATCGATCATAATATCATTTGCCATTCAAATATTCGGCTGCCCTTTTACATCTATCTGCATCATCACCCAAATTTCCTAATCCTAAATTACACTTGTGACATAACCAACCACGAAAAGTTTCTTTCTCGTGGTCATGATCTAAAACCCATACGGATTTTTTCTTCTTACCATATGTTACTAGTTCCTCAGCAAAACGCAAGCATATAGGACATTTATGATTTTCAGGAATGGGCGGGGCGGTTTTTTTAATTCTGCCTCGAATTTCATTATGTTTACGTGCGCAAGGACGACACTCATAACGTAAGTATCCTTTACTTCCTTCCTTAGAAAACATACTAGTGGGTAATATTTGTTTACAAATACTACATAATTTTGTTGCTACTTGTTCTTCATCCATATTTTAACTTGAAAACTATATATTTTTTTTCATCTGTGATGATGTAATTGTCCGTGATTCCTGTAGCGTTTAGTTCAAGTGCTAGTCCATGTTTATCACGTACCCAATCTACAAAATCTTCAGCATGGAATTCTGTTTGATCCTTCATATATTCTTTGCGCAATAGTTTTAAAACTTCCCAAAAATCCCAACGTGCTTGATGACGTTCTATATTAGGATCATCGTCATCATAGTCTTGAAAACTTTTAGGAACTTTTATCATTACTTTTCCAAACGTTATCTATTGTTGAAATTTCATCAACGATGTTCTGATTTAAATAATTTAATAGAAGCGCCGGTCTTTCTATATCACTCAAATTTGGCATACTACTATGTAATAATCTACAATTATACATTAACAAACTACCCTTAGGCATAGGATATTGTTTTACATTATCTTTAAACCATCTATCATAAACTCCAGTGTAGCATTTGTTTATATCAAAATCTCTTTTTTGACTAAACGGAACTACACCTGTTGCCCCGTTCGTCGAATCTAAATCATACAATGATATTATACATTGTATTCCTAATAATCTTTTATCATAATTATATTTTTCAAATCTATGAGGGGTGTCAACATGAGGATTTACCCAAGTACTTCCCGATTTAATAAAGACAGTATCACTAGCATAAAAATCTAAGTCTGCGAATTCATGTTTTACAATTGGATCAATAAGGTTTTTAATTTTTATAAATTCTGGAAAATTATGTACAGTTTGACTCCACCAAACACTTATATCTTCTAAATTTTTAATTTCATCACGTTCAGCATATACCTTCTTACTACTGCTAGCACGTACAGGATATAAGTCTTTGAGTCTTTCTTTAAAATCTGCGATTAAAATATTAGGTACAAAACTATCTAAAATGATAAAGCCTTCACCATTCTCTAATTTAGGTTTTAAGTTACGCATTTAATAACCGCCTGCACTTAATAACTCTTTGACTTCTGGAATTAAATTTTTATGTTTTTGAAATTTAATAGCCCATTGTTCAGGATTTATATATTCTAGTATCATTTTTTGTTGTGTACTGTCTAAACTTTCAATAAACTGAAGCCCGCTTTCACTATGATATAACATCCAAGGACTGATAGCACCCTTTGTTATTTCAAAACATATTTTGTTACGATTTCCATAACGTAATACATCTTTAGTTTGTAGTTTATCATGCTGGGCTAGTGTTACTGTAGTTTCTATACTACGTGCTATAGCATCTAATGGATCTTCGCTTTTACAATAGTCAATTATAAATTTGGTATAATTACTATCTCTGTTCCACGTATCTATAGCAATTTGATTTTTTAGTAACCAGTCAACGTATCGTGTTATGTTTAACACCCCAGCATCAGCACAGTAATTTCCGAACTTTACAAAGGCAGTATAATATGCGCTCTTGGCAAAATCTTCATAATCTCTTTTCTTTTTTGCACCATGTTTGCTATAAAATTGTAGCCAGGCAGTTAAGCCAATAATGTTTCCTTTTCTGTCCTTATCCTGCCATCTACGTTTGGGTTCACAAATATGAGTTACCACAGTAGATTCTTTACTGAATCTACGCTTGCAGAAATCACAACTTAATTTAATTGCCGATTGCTTTTTCGTATTCTTGGATTTCATTATCTGTAACTAACTCACTAAGAGTTTCTATATCTTCAAAAGACATTTCAGGAAATTTGTTTGCAAGATAAACTTTTTTATTATGTTGAATTACATACACTTCACTTATTTCAGTAAGTAAGTTTGGATCCGCATTTGGATATACTTTTGAATAATAATCCTTTATTTCTTTAATATTTGCTTCTACCTTTAACTTAGATATCTTTTCAGATAACTGAGGCAAATATTGTCTAAATTGTTTTCCTAATTGCGGACTAGCAGCACATAACATTAGCCATTGCAACTTACCATGCTTACCTACAATCTCGCTAAACAAATGTTTATTTGCGAACTCATTGCCTGCTAGCAAATAAAATTGCTGTACTTCTTTCTTTGCCTTTACATACGTGAGCCACTTGATAAGCATGTATGGATTAAATCTCTGTCTTTGTTCATCAGTTAATCGATCATAATATCCATAATCCTTACGATCAATGGCGGCTAATGCCTCAAAGAGGTCAAATTCGACATTGGCGAGTTTTTCATCAATTGGAGTTTTTGTTTTCGCCATATTCTTCTACTATAGCATTATTACCCCATACTTTCAAGGCATATTCTTCTGCTAATTCTTTTTCATCAAACAATAAAGGTTCTAGTTGAAATTTACTATCACCATATGTGACCCACAACCAATCAGTATACTCACCATGATTGTCTAATGCGATTGGAACTTTTATACCATACCTCATTAAAACACCTGATTGTAATCAACAATTTCACAGTTGCGACTAATTTCTTTTACGAAATATACACAACGGGGTTTTTCTCCATCATCAATAGGTACACACAAGAACTGCCCATTACGTAATCTAGGAGCATACCATGTCACATCATGGTATATGTCCACGATCTCAATAGGCAAAAAACTAGGGTTAAATGCGCTGAGTGGATTAAATTCAAACGCACTAAAGCCACGATCATTTAAACTGCTCAATGGTAATGTCTCAAGATCGCCGTGCTCCTTTTCCCCAATTAATATTTGCCAATCAAGTGGCATTTTAACTGTCTTGTTTCCAATCTTTAATACTAGTGCTGCCGAATTAAAACTTTCAACAAAGATTAAAGGGATATAGTGATAGTCTACGTTTTGTGGGTTGCTATTATCCAGTATAGCAAAACGTAAATCGTCTATTTCATCTGGAAGTGTTTCTAAATTATAATATTGATTTTCTAATGTTAATATACGCATGTTGTAATTTTACTACACTTAATTTTAGTAGTCAAGTTTTTCTAATGTAAATGGATACTTTGCTTCTTTGTAGTATGCCTTACGTTGCGTTAAGTGCCGTTTGGCAAACTTACAATCGCTAGTGATATCCCAAATCTCTACGTGATCCTTGTCTTCCGCTTTTCTAATACCGCGTCCAATCGATTGGATAACTCTGACAAATGACTTGCCGGGCTCAATAAGAACAAGATTGAAAATGCGAGGGAGATTAATACCCACAGCAGCAACTCCATAAGTGGCAACAATAACTTTATTAGCACTAGTCTTAACTTCGTCATATTCTTCCTTACGTTCTGTT